GATAATCTTCAGCAAGTCTTTACGTTGATCGGGGGGAGTTCCTTTCTTGCCATACCGTGCATTGTACTTATCGACGTTACCTAGAAAGAAACCCATTCCATGACCACGGTCGACGATGACCTCAGATGACTGTAGGCCACCTTGACCATAGTGTCCGGAATAAGTTGATGTGATGTAATCAAAGAACTCTTTGATCAGTTTGTCTTCGTTGAATTTGTAATTGACTTTATCCATAATCTAACCTTTATACCAAGTTGCAAATGTGTATCTCGTTCCTGCTGTCATCTCAGTCACTCGATGAAAGTAGTGTATCCCGTCATAGAAGAAGATTCTTCCCTTCTTTGCCTTGACTTGAGTACCGTCTTCAAGTTGCGTGTACCCACCCTCAAAGTCATCGTTGAGATATAACACAGAAGTGTAGACCGTATGTCTACTAGCGACATCGTTGTGAAGACCCATCTTTGCACCGATCGGCCATTCGTAGATCTGTGCCCAGTGTACCTTCGCATAGGCAAGTTTCATCGCAAGATCGTTTTGTTTCTCCCAAACCTTTTTAACGACCGGATGATCCAATGGAACATCTTCCCCGACATCAATGAACCGATATGTGTTCTTGGTCTTTGCGTTTCGGATATTATCATTAAAAAGAAGAATGAGTTCTGAGCATTCATCATCACTCAGGAACTCATCCTGTACATATAGATTTTTTCTCACTAATTTACCTTTCGGGTTTCTCCATCGACGGTGACATGGAATTCCATATCCTCATTGATCTCAAGGCTCTCTGCTCGGAAACAATGGAGAAGGGTTTGGATAATGTTTTCATAACCTTCCTGTTTACCGAAATAGACTCCAACTTTGTAAGATGTGAACATCAAGCCAGTTGCGATAATTGTGTGTAATGTTGCGTCCATGATACGCTCCTATGAGAAGTTGATTCTTTTGAGTTTTTCTCCGGATGAGGTTCGGTCAAATACCGGAGTGTCATCTTCTTCAACTAATGTTTGTTGACTTTCGTCTACGTCAAACAATCTCATCTTGGATCGATCGATACCCACCACAAATCGTTTGTTGGCGTTTGGATCGTTGTATCGATTCTTCAACTGTTTCACCATGATCTGACCAAGGTTCTCTAGTTCCTCATTCGACACCAAAGCAAACATCAAGTCTGCGGTTGCTGGTAGTCCAAAGGATTCAGAAGTATCTTCGAGGCCGGGATCTGAGTTTGCAAATCCTGATCGAGTCGTCTGTGTTGCAGACACAATCGGAACGTCAAACTCAACTGCAAGACCACGCAGTTCTTCAGCGATTGCCTTAATATATGTGTATGAGTTTATTGAACCTCCGATATTTTTCATTCGAGAAGATGCACATATATTTAGGTAATCTATAAAGATAAGATCAGGACTAAACTTCTTTTTCATTCGTAACTCTTCGAGCAATGCACGGAAGTGATTGACATGGGCCGATCCAGTAGGATACTCCTTGACAATCAGTCGACCTTCTGTTTTGTCTCCAATCTCTCGCACCCGATCTTTGAACATGTTTTTAGAGAGGTTTGGGATTTGGTCGAGCGGGCAGTTGAGAAGATTTGCGTCAATCCGTTCAGCGATACGTTCTTCTGACATTTCCATTGTAATGTAGAGTACGTTTTTACCCTGTGACAATGCGCTTCCGGCAACGTGACACATGAAGAGAGACTTACCGACACCAGTACCAGCAAGAGCAATGTTGAGGGTCTTGTTCGGTAGGCCGCCCTTCGTGATCTGGTTGAAGTAATCCAGATCGAACGGGATGCGATCTTCTGTGCGATGGTAGAACTCGTATCGTTCATCAGCGTTCTCCACATAGTCGTGACCCACATTGGTATCAAAAGAAACTGACAGTGCCTTTTGTAGAATGTCGGGTAGACTGTTCTTGGTTAAGTCCTTGTGTTTGCCATCAATGATCTGGATAGACTCCATGATGGCCAGATAGACTGCACGATCTTGACACCACTTCTCAGTGACATCATACAACCACTGTTGGTCTTGATCTTTCTTTTCAAAAAGACTTGGTAGGATCTCCAAAGTCTCGTTATAGTTAGACTCATTGATATCATCCGATTCTTCAATCTGAAGACGGAGTGCATCCTGAGTAGGTAGTTTGTTGTATCTGTTTGCGTAGTTCGCAATCTCAGAGAAAATGAATTTGTAGACGCCTTCAAAGTATTGCTTTTTGAGAAACGGGCCGACCTTACGCATGTAAGAGTCGTTAGTTACAAATTCATTCAGTATCAGTTGTTCTTTCATTCTGCACCAGTTGTCTATCAGCAATTGCGTTTTCGAGAACGGATTCAAGGATATCCCCCACAAAGATCTGTAGGTCTTCTCGTTCTTCTGTTAACGTTTCATCAGGTGTAGATATTATCATAAAGTTGAAGTTTAAACAACCCTCAGTTTCGTTTAATGCGATATTACCAAACCGGAACACAGACTCGACGAAAGGGCCACGTAGGACGCGAACGTCCCACGCTTGTTCATTCTCAACATCCTCAGAGGGTGTCAACTCATAATCAATGTCTTCACTGACTTTCTGGAAACTCACATCTCTTCCTCAAGATCGAGATCCGCACTGACACCACCCGTGATCGAGTACATGCCTTGAACAAACTCAAGGAACTCAGGGTTCGTTAATAGACCAGACCAAAACTCTTCGGTGAGAGTATCTTTCTGTCTTACTTTTGATCCAACAGACTCTCCAGTAGCTGTGTCAACCAGTTGATACCACCCATTAGAAGGCTTAGTGACAAACCCACCAGCAAGAGCAACATCCAACAAACCGCTGTAACGCTCAATACCACCATCCCAAGATACTGAGATAGGAATCTTAGACTTCTCTTTAACCATCCGAGATTTTTCAACGTTGATAATGAAATCATATCCAGTCACCTCCGTGCCAGTTTTGTTCTGGCGGCGACCAAGAATCCAAATGTTGTCCGCAGAGTAGTAGATACCCGTACCACCACCGACAATATCTTTCGGAAACAAACCGATTTCCTTGTAGGTGTGGTTGATCGCCAGTAACGGAATGTTCTTCATTGTCAGATACGGCGTTGACATTCGGAACAGACCCTTCAGTGCTTTTGCACGAGACATGTCTGCGACAGATTTTTCGTTGATTGCATCTTCGAGTTCTTTCTTGGATGCAAGGTTACCGATAGAGTCGATCACGATGATGACCTTGTCTTCGGGTGAGATCTCTTCAAGCTGGTTGATAAGATCGAACTTCAGTTCCTCGACGTTGGTGATCGGAGTGTGGAGTACACGACTCGTATCGATGCCAAAGTTTGTGAAGTATGACTGCGGCGATCCAAACTCTGAATCATAGAACAACATGATTGCTTCGGGATCAGAATCTAAAAAAGCGGAGGCCATCTTCAAGGCAAAAGATGTCTTGAAGTGTTTTGATGGCCCCGCAAGAACTGTAAGACCCGAAGTAAGACCGCCATCCAAACGTCCAGAAAGAGCCACATTCATCATGGGTACATCGATGCGCGTGATCTCTTTCTCTTGAAAGAACTCAGACTGTTCAAGTACCGCAGTACCCATCACCTTTGAGTTCTTTTTAAGTTTCGCCATTAGCGACATATTACTCTCCTAGAGCTGCACTTAGGACTGTCAGACTATCTGTAGCACCGTTGAATACCGTTGCATCGTGAACACTCTTGTCCGTTACGAACGAAGGTACAGTCAACGAAGGATCAACGAGAGCGGGATGGAATTCCACAAGTCGTCGGACAATCATTGGATTTGAATTCTTGAGATCCATGACTCCGTTATACAGTTCGTCAAAGTATTTCTGTTTGACAACACGGAAACCAGAAATCGCAAGGTTCGCATAAACCACATCAAAAGCAGAACCGGTCTTCACATCAGCTGCACTGAAGTGTGACAGATTGGTCAGTATACCCATCAAAGCCTGAATCGCTTCCTGAGTACCACCCAAGTATTGAACCGGTGGGTTGATCAGTGTTGCGGTGTCATTGCTTCCTGTAGTGTCTGGCATGAGAACGACCTTCGCATCAAAGGCAGGTTTAGACATTGCCATGATGATACGTTCAGTGGTTTCTATATTCAATGTGGAACGAATACAGATACCAGTATCGGTCATTTTAAGTAACTTCTGCAACGCACCTAGTAGATCGTTATCATCAAAGGTGTCGTTCTTTTTGATGCGAATCTCATCGGTAAAAAACACCAAACCTGGCTGTGTTTCAACTACCGCATCGATCTCAGACAGAGGCATAACAGACACCTCCGCTCCAATGGGTACGTTAAACGCACTGACTGTGGCCTGTGTGAGTGGTAGACTTTCATCACCAATCACAACGACCCTCATGGGGCCTGCCGGTACTTCAGACTCAGCAGGCAATTGTTCTTCAGACATAATAACTCCTAGTTGTTTCTATATGCATATTCAACTGCTCGATCCGCTTCTAACTCTAACGGACGATTAGTATACCAGTTTCCGGTCTCAGAGTCAAGCTCTTGACACAAGACCGCAATTTCTTTTGCGGTGATGGGATAACCTCGTTTGATTGCGTTACCGGCTGTTGCAACCATGATTTGATACATCTTGTGATACCATCCCGTATTAGATATAGTTTTGTATTCGATCGCCAATTGTTTTGGAAAAAATGGACAGTCGCGATACCCAGACCACACAAACTCTGTGTTGTTCATCGACGACTTTCGATGTTCGACTACTGCCTTCTGTAACTCATCAGGCAATCTATCTAGGAACGAATTACCGGTACGTTCCTTGTAGGGATGTTTTATAACCAGATAATCAACATCGATAGGACGACCTGCATTACGGAAAATAAAATTGTGAGCATTATCGTATTTTGCAGGGACATAGTACATACGGCTAAGGTCT